GTCAGAGAATGTTTCGGAGTTGCTGTATAGAAATAGCAACGATCTGCGTTCTCTGCAAAGAACTCAGTAGCAGGGAAGAAGTTCTTCTTCACGGAATTATGTGCTTCATCAAAGTAAATGTTATTCACCTCAATATCTGCCTCCATGACACGATGCAGGGAATTGTAGGTGGTGAAGATGATAACATTCTCACCCATAGTGCGAGCACAACTAGCATAAAGGTGAATCTTTTCTGCTTTGGTAGTGCTGACGTGATGTGTTTCACCACTGTGAACGTGCATCACATGCAGATATGGGTCACTGTTGTCAGGATCAATGACCTCCATAAATTCAGAACACAGTTGCTCTGCCAACAAAATACGCGGAGCAACAACAACCGTCGTCACCCCATTGTCAATACTATTCATGGACGATTGTGCGTCCATAATCATAGTCAAAGTTTTACCACCACCAGTGGGAACAATGATCTGACCTTTGTTGTATGCAAGCATACGATCAGTGATGCGTTGCTGATGAGGGCGGAGGGTGATTGTCATCCGTGTTTTGTTGATGTAGATACTATAACGCACAGAAACGCCACTAGAAGCGCCTCTGTGCCACTTGTTTAACTGTCTTGGTCTTCTTGTACCTCTTCAACCTTTTTATTCACCTTAGGACCAACCTGAACGCGGTTAGATTCATAGAAAAAGCGAACCCTCTCCCTCCGTGCTTTTAACAAAATATCGTATTCTTCTTGTTGTTCTTTATTCAAATGAAAATCTTGCTCCTTCCAAACTTTACGGAGATCATTAAGATGAGGCAGGACGTTGACAGTTGACGTGGGAAAGTTCATATCAGACAGTATAATCGTTGTTTGCAAATTCGTCAAGTTGGATATTCATTTTAGAATCATTCTCCTCAAGTTCTGTGAGGTCGAAGATTTCACCAGGCATGTCCTGAATTTCACTCCAGATGTCGTCCATGTGTTGCATTTGTTTGACTCTGTTAATATACACGGGATTGGTGGTCTGTGGGGGATTAGTGGACGGTAATTGTAGTGTCCACTGCATTAAGATTTTTCTTCACATGCTCCTCCCAAAATACAGCATCTTCAATTTTAAGGAAGGTTGCTGTTTGTTTTGCATAACCTTTCTTCTTTGGTTTCATGTAATTCACTTGGTACATCATGCCAGTGTCTCAATACTCCAGATACAATAAAAAAGTTAGTGACCATGTAACTAACAAATATACAGGTGCGAATGACAGCAACCCAATCATCATAATTCTCTGTTTTTGTGTCACTGAAACTACCTATCGAATACTTCCAAACAGTCCATAATCTTTTCACGGATCTTGATATCGATGCTCTTGTGATTTGTATGTGTCAAACCTATTGTATGTTTCCATATCATCTAAGTTTGAAGCGTTTGCATATCTTCTGCTGTGAAGATAAACAAGTTCATCATATTGGTATCTTTGAACGACAATCAAGCAATGATGTTTTCTATGCATTGGTACTAGGTCATCCTCTTTTGGTCTGACACCTATCTCAATGGTAAGATGATCGTCATCAACATAATACACCCACCCCTCAACATTACGCCAAGAAACATAATCATTCAGTCTGGGTTCATACATCATTGAAATGCTGCCATCAAAGGATTGAGGTTTAACTGCATTGCAGTATATGGGCGGGTGTCGTTGATGTCTACTGGATCTCCTTGCTTGGAGTAGTTAATAGGCGCTGAATACCTTCTCTTTTTAGAATCATAGAATCCCCAGACGGACTTAGGTGGTACATCAGTATAGGAGAAAGTGCCATCATTGACAATGCAAATCCGACAAATATTACGTCGAAATTGCTCAACTTCGTAGTGGTATCCTTTTGGTGGTTCATGGTGAAAATCAGGGGGCAGTTCGAGTTGGTTCATCATCAATGCAGAGTGATTCATAATCCGGATACATTGTAGCAACAATATACTGTGCGAGTGCTGATGTAGGTGCCACTACATAAACATCCACACTGTAAAAGAGTTGTTCGTCGTTGTCACCACCTTGCATAGAAAGTTCAACATTTGCTTTCCATACATTTCCATTCTTGAGATGCTGATCCCAAGAGATTACCATATCAGGTTGCATGATGTGCCTTCAGATCTGGGTTTGGTTGTGATGGTTCAACAGGAGAACGTGTGAGGTTCTTAACAACAATGAACGCATCTTTGTTGTATTTACGAGTACCAATCGGAGATTGCCACTTTTTATTATATTCTTCACCAACATCAATTCCAGACACTGAAGTGCCTGCAATCTCCACCACTACATCATCATAACAATCCCACCCCAAAGTAGCAATAACATCAGATAATTTACCCGACACAGTTTTCATAACTGCTGCTGCTTTTCTTTTTTGTGTGACAGTTTCATCCATCACATCTTCTTCAACATCAAGTTTACCAATCATGTTGTAAATTGCTCCACAATACAGGATTCAATACTTTCTGCAATAGCATATGTTGGTGCCTTCATAACATTTTCGCGCAAACGATTGTAATACTGTTGATTCAGTCCATCATCGTCTTGTGTGATAAGATCAAAACACTCATCGTCGCTTTCTGCAATCACATTCCAGATTCCACCATACTCTGATGCTGGGAATGGAATAAAGTGATCCACAACGTACATAAACTTTTGCGTCATTGTCCTTGGTAGGTTACTCCTTAATTTTAGATTTGTGTCGAAGATTTGTCAACTGTCTCTCAAGTTCACACTTGATAGATGATAGTTTACAGTAAAGATAATGTTTGTATTCATTATCCTTGGTGAGTTGTGTGATCCCCTCTACTTGATACAAAGCAAGTAGAAGTCTTGTTTCCTCGTCCATTACGAACAGAAGAACTCTTCAAGATAATAATCAACAGTAATCTCAAGTTCTGCTGCTTCTTTCTCAATCATCGCCCAGAACTCCTGGGCGATTTGTTGTGCTTCCATTTCGTTCTTAGTCATGTCAATCAAACAGCAAGGTGTCCAGAGGGAATCTCAACGATTTCAGGATCGTTGTCATTAAATTCATTCATATCATAGCACACCCAACCTGCGCTAGTGAAGATGTAAGAGTATTCTTCACCACTAGACAGAAACTCTTCGCGGGTTTGATCATAACGAGGGGGAGTATCCTCACCACGTTGAGAATAATACTCAGGACCATACTTCAGACCATCGGCATGAGGTTCACCCCACACGGTATCATTCCAGCAGGATGACATATCACCACCATCAATCAGGTCTGCTGCTTGTTCGCGGGAGTTGTAATGTGTGGCGAGAATCCGACCCAACCACTGCGGATAACCATCCCAATGGTGATAAGCAGAGAGAACTGAACCGTCTTTAAGTTCAATGCCGATGCGTGAGCGGGTTGCCATGAGTGGTTTTCCTTTGACTCTTTTAATATACAGAAGATCGGAGTGAAATGGGGAAAAGGTGGTCAGTTCAACCACCGTCCACCTGGCACCCAATCATAGCACCACCAACCACTCCGCTGGGGATTGCCCAAATCCAGTTCTCTTTCTTAGAAAGAACTCCACCTAATGCACCACCCAAAAGTCCACCAGCTACTGTACCTTCCGCACAGGAATTGTTATCCACACGACCCATGTTGGGATGTGGGTCTTCGTATCTAGGGAAAGAACTAGGAGTAGACTGAGGCATATAGACTCCTCCATTATGATTCTCGCAAGGAACTTTCACCCTCTTTTTGTAACTTCTCACATAACCAGGATTATTCATAGTACCTGGCACATATTCCTCCCGATATTCTTTTCGGAAGCACTTTTCTTGCTCGGCATAACCACCTTGATACCTATATCCACGGTCTCGGGTTCTAGGACCACCAGCAAGTGCGGGAGCAGATGTTACACCAATTAGCAATAATGCTGCTAAGAGTTTCATTGGTTTCGTTTAACTGTTAATAATTTATACTAAAAAAGGAGGGGTGTCAATCCCTCCTGTGCTACTCATTGATCTGTCACAGCATAAAATGCTTTGTCGGTCAAAGCATTAAAGAGAAGAGAAAGATCCTTCATCAGATGATTCATTTCATACTGATGAATTTTGTAGCGTGCTTTGAAGTCCAGGAACAAAAGTTCAAAGGTGGCAGAATAGTCCTCACGTTCCATGATAACTTGAGGACGATTAGCGACGGTCATAGAGACTCGGTTGACTACCCACCTAATATGGCACAAAAAAAGACCCCTTGCAAGGGGTCTTGTGACACTTATTCTTGTGTCCTTGCCTTTTGTACTAGGTACTCAGCAAATTCTTCCATTTTATCTGGATGAATTGACCGAATATCTGATGCCTCTACCGCAAGTTTCATTGATTCAATGTGTTCATGCTTAATTTTTTTGTCTTTTGGTAGAGTCATTGGCAATCTCCTAAATGTAGTGACATGCTAACATGTCATTTTACAATTAGTTAGCAATTTAATCTTTTCTTTGGGATTGTGTAATAGGAGTTAATGGTTCAATTTGATCCATTTCTTTCCACACTTTCTCAAAATTAGAGGTCATTTGATCTTCATGATACCAAAAATCAATCCAATCATCGTTAGTTGCCTCACTAATGTTTGACATCTTGTGCCTCCTCTTTTCTTTTTTTGATTGCTTTTTTCATCGCCTTAGCATACAAAACTTCTTCTGGAGTATA